AATAGGCTTAAGTGACGAGCCTGCTATGTTGCTGCCGAACGTCACACCAGTGAAACTCGTGTCTGTCGCAAACATATAAGTGCCAATACCCCCCGCCCCTGCCGTCAAGTAAAGCGTTACGAGCCACGACAGTTCACTAGCAGTTGACGCTAGTTTAGCCGCCGTCACACTAGCCGTGTCATAGGCTGCTGTTTGAATTTTTGGAGCACCGCTCGATCCTTCAGCCATCGCGCTGATGTTATCTTTAATCGCAATTATATCTATTGATCGAATAGGATCGCCTGGAGCTAAATTACTATCTGATACTGTTGTCCACGCTGTCATCTCAAAACCTCTTATTGCATCGGGTAGCCGGGTGAATTATCGGAGGGTACGTCTCCGCTCGTATCGGTGTACCACGCGCCGTTATCCTTTTCTGCATCGGTAGCGCTATCCCAATCGTTAGCCGTTGATTCCATGTAGTGACCGTAATCACCTACGCCGCCGAACTCAAATTGCTGAAGCTCGTATGAAACAGAGTGCCCAGGATCTTTTTCAACGGCGGATATTATTTGCCAATAGTTCTGAACAGTTGCCCCTGTAAAATCCTGGTCGGCGGCGGTAGTTATTCGCACCACGTCACCAGTCCAGTCATCGCGGTCTTTTGCATCAACACTGACTTTTAAGTAGCGCGGTTCATCGCGGTAACGAGACAAAAGACGCACGGCAACCTGGAACGCCAGCGCATTACTGGAAAGCCAGCGTGAGTAAATTATTCTTGTTTTTGCCTCGCCGTATTGTGTCTCTGCTAGAGAGTCAACGCGCGCGGTAACGCCCGACCAATTTCCTGTCTCATCGTCTTTGCGTGTCGCGTCATACTTTCCGTAGTAGATGAACAATCTGCTGATTCGTTGTGAAGGGTCGGATTTGATGTTGGTGCTGTTACGAATGATATTAAAATCATCAGACCATTCTGAAGGAGTATCGGTAGTCGGTCGAATTGCCAGCATTTTGACCTCACTGTCTCGCTCATCCCACCACCAGTTAACCAGGCATTGCTCTGATAACTCCCCCATCAGTTTGTTGACGCTTACGGGCTCAGCAATGCTGCCTGTCAAATTGAAGCTGGGTAGATGATCGTTAAACTCCGCAACCCAGTCCGAATACGGAATGTATCCAGATGGTAGCTGCGCATACGTGGTGAGTAGGTCGTTTGCGAGCACGTGGACGTCACATTCGTAGTGAGCAACACGGCTTACTTTGTCGTCTTCATCGTGTGTTGCTGCGGTCGAATTGAGGTCGCCACGAACAACATTAAATAGCTCATAAGTTGCAATTACATACCCTAATGCACCGTCTTTAATGTCGGTTATCTGCGCCGCTGTCAAAACGCTGTCAGAATAGAAACAATCGTCAATTAATCCATTAAGCGGTGTTGATGTTACGCTTAAGCCGCCAACTACGTTGCCAAAATACATTACCCCGCCTGTTTGGCCGCTTGACAAACTTGTTGTGACAGTGATGTATAGCGTACCGTTGATGTATATCCGATAGTTGTAGCTGTTGCCCGAGATATATTCAATACTTACCGCGACATGGTACCATTTATCCTGAACCGGGGTGAACCCAGTTATCACAAATCCGACGTTTCGCACTTGCAGCCAAAACCTTTCACCGCCTTCTGATAGGTAGTACATTCCCATCGCATTAGCGCCCCATTTGTGGCCGAACAGAATACAGCCACCTGTGAGGTCTGTTATTTTAACCCATGCGCCCACAGTCATCTCTCCTATTGCTAACGTGTCGCATTCTATTGCTGCGTCAGTTGATGCTGAGATAAAATCAAGCGCGTAAAGATACCTAGAATCTATAGACCATACTGGTTTTGTGGTGCCTATTATGTTTGCTGTATATGTAAGAATTTCATCCGATAAAGCTGTCCCTGTGTTTTCGTCGAGACGCCAAAACGATGTCAATCCTAACGCTGGATCAATTGAGGTCGCGCCATCAAAAGATTTACAAGATATGATTTCATCGTTAAGCCTGAAAAAATACTTCAGATAATTGTCTCCAACATTGTCTATTATTCCGTGGAATGTTTGCAGTTCTAGAATGTTCCCTTGTACTAATATTCCTGTAGTTTGGCTGTCATCTATACCGCCAACACTAACTAATTTTGCGTCAATCGGATGTGGAACCAAAGATCTTTTGTCGTCAGCAATTCGTAGAGGGTCTTTTGCTGTTATTGTTACTGTCCCCTTAGAATTTGATACGTCTATTTTTTCTATCAGGTAAGTGCGTTTGACCATGCTGCCAAGCGATTCTTCGAAATATCCATCATAAACATTAATAACATAATTGTTATAATATTTATTTCGCGCTAACCATTTCCCCCAAAAAGTTCCTTGCGAGTATGGGTCATAGGTGCGCTCTGTCACATACGGGTCGCCTATGCTGTCATCATACTGACAGTCAGAAATAGATACCGCCAACGCTGCACGAATACCAAAAGGAGATATTTTTTTATTACCTCCGCCGACATTAATTACCGTCGGAGAAGTCGCGGCTTTTCTTGTCAAAAGCGGCAAAGCGTGCGCACCAACAACACCACCGGAATTAGAATAATAATCAGGGGGGCGTTGTGACATTGGCTCTATGAATCGCCATTTAATTAAATCAGTACCAGAATAATTATTCGAATCTTGACATGACGCTAACGTGTTAAAGCATTTTTGTGTACCAGTAGTTCCAACTGCTGCTGTGCACGCGCCAACGCCATAAACTAACGAGCATGAGGGCTGTTCGATCTCAACAACTTGGAAAGGTATTCGGCCACATTCTGTGTTACTCAACCGCCAGCCCCTCCACTTTCATAGAAACGTCCATAAAGCCGCGTGTGCCGCTATTTGCTGGCTCAATATCTGATGTAGTCCAAACGTAGCCGACTTCATCAGGATAATCTGAGGGATTCCACGCTATAAAAAATGGCGTTGTCCTAGCAGCCTCAACAAAAGGATTAAAGTTTGCGCGGTACCAACTCGGCGTTAAATTCGACCACGAGTAGCTTGTATTACTGCCGCCTCTAACAATGCTACGCCCTAACCATTGGCCATTTTCTGATATGTTTGTTTTATATTCTGTCCGTCTAGTTAACGTAATCGGTGTGTGACCTGCGTATATGCTGCGCTGCATTTCTAACAGCTTACCGATATAAACAACACCAACTCTCGGAGTTGTTGAGCCGGTTAAATAAATTCTGTATTTCGTCGCGGTTTGGTCATCAAATATAAATAGTATTGGCGAATCGTCGCTTGGCGTGACTTCTTCAAGATCCTGCCATGCAGCACCATCCCAATATTGTGACAAACAAGTTGTGCCATCTGTTCCGAACGTGTGAGCAGCTATAGCGATATAATTAACATCAGTGGCACCAGCCGCGTCTAATTCCCACGACGCGGGCAGCACGCTAGGTTTCCAAAACGTGGCCGTAAGCGGATTATTTGCAGCGCTGGCCGGAAAACCGGTAACGCTCGTTGAAGCTGTTATTGTGCCGGTTATTTTCTGATAACCAATTCTGGCATAAGTCAGCGGTTGAGTTGTTGATACAGCCCCCGTGACTAAATCCGTACTAATTACTGTTGTCATTGGACGTTGAACACTTGCACGCCGTCGGCGGCTAATTCGCTCATAACACCAGCCAATGCAATCACTGAATCGCGCGTGAACATATCACCCCCAGCTATTGAAATATTTGCCGCTGTCCTTGCCGGTTGACTACCGCCTGCGCCTGCTGGCCCTGGTAGTGACGTTGAGTTGTTGCCCACTGAAGATGCCGCTGCCGAAGCGCCACCACCGCCTCCATAACTTTGTGAGCGTAAACTAGAAATCATCGCGCCTGTTTTTGCAAGTGAAGCCGCTGTATATGCTGCGGCAACAGCAGGTGCCCACGGCCCTCCGGTTGACATGCCCGCATCCCACGCCGCTATTGCTGACTCAATGCCGTTTATCGTAGCTGATGCTATCGCCGCGCCTTTGCCAATCTCAAACGCTTTTTTACTTCCTGAGTTCATCAGAGACGAAAGGTCAGACCACATTTGTTTTTGTGCGTTCTTGCGCGCCGCCGCTTCTGCTTCAGCTAATCTGGTTCTAGCCTGCGCTGCTTTCTCTTCTATCGCTGTTAGTTCAGCTTCTGCCGCAAGTGTCGCTTCTTGATTGAGTTGATTGTATTCGTCCTGTGCAATCAATTTATTTTCGAGGAATAGTTTTAAATCTTCTATATCTGCGGCATATTTTTCTAGGGTTAATTCCCGTTCATCCATCAATCCCTTTCTAATAGCTTCGAGGCGCTCCTCCTGCTCTTTTCTCTGAGCCTCGGTAAGACCGCTCCCACCATCAGTTTCGCCGCTGGTGCTGACCTCGCCTTCGTCCGCTTTAAATGCTTCGCGCATTTGTTCGGTGGCCGCAATGGCATCAGCGACGAACTTTTGAACCTCGTCGCTCGGTAAATGTTGCATCGCTAGGTCGTGTAATTGTGAAGTTATATCAACTACAGTTCCGCGTGCCGTATCGGCCATTTCCGCTAGCCCAGTTATAAATTCTGACTGGCTTAACGGGTTTATGATTTGAATATCTGAGCCGGTAATACTATTAATTGCAGATATCAGCATGTTAATTTTATCAATGCCGAAATCAACAAGTGTCGCTACACCAGACGCTATTAAATCAAACGACGTTAACGCCGCCGCGCCCAAACTCGTAGCAACTAGTTCAACGCCTTTCCAGACAACCTTTAACGCTGTGATAGCGTCGATAACGAAATCTAAGCCGACGGCGATTGATTTAACCGCGTTCAGCGTTATCTTTTCAAACCCTCCAGCCTGATCGCCAGCTTTGATAAATGCGTCCGCTAATTTTTCAGTAACCGGCAAAAGCCCAAGCGCAACTTGGTTTTTAGCTGTCTCTGCTTGCGATGCAATAACGCCGAAACGTTTATCCATATCTTGCAAGCGTTGTATATCGAATTCAGATAGAACCGCGCCCAGCTCGTTAGCTTTATTTGATAGATTTGAAAACTCTGCGCCGTTATCTTTTAATAGTGGAATTAACGCTGTGGCATCACTGGCCATCGCTTCCATGTAAAACGTCATATCAGCCTGGGATAAATTGGCTTTTTCTAATGACGTGTAGAAAAGTTGTAACGCATCGGGGCCAGAAAGCTTTCTGAACTGGTCGATAGTAACGCCAACCTTCGGCGCGATGTTTTCGAAAAAGTCCACCATAGGCCCGCCGCCCGTTTGAACAAAATCCCCTATCCTGTCGTTGACATCTTTTAGAATGTCTGCAAACTTTTCTTGCTCGATACCAACAGACTTAGCACCAAACGCCATTTGCTGAAATACAGTTACAGAAGCGTTGGCAACCTGAGAGAGGTTTTTTATTTCTTTCGCTGAATCAGCCGAATTTTTAATTAAAGCAAGACCGGCAACCGCAGCAGCAGAAGCCGCAGCCGCGCCCCACTTTGCTAATTCAGCAGATTGTTTTAGCGCTTCCCTAGAAACATCCTTTAATCCTTTATTGACCTGCCTAACGCCATCAATAAAGGGGCCAGCGTCTCCTATAAAGCGAATTAAAACTGACATAAATTAGTCCAACAGTGAGTATAGGTGATCCCAATCCGGCTCGTCTTTTTTAACCTGTTCCGTTTTCGCTTCATATAACCACCAAAATTCAGTCGGAGACATTGACCAAAATTCACTAGGCTGAATACCCCAGCTAAGCGCAAGTAAATAACATTCTTTTACGTAGCGCGTTTCCGTTTCGTCGCTTTTTTTTTCGTCTCCGCGCCGGTTGATTTCGGAGCCATAGCCGACGGAGGTACCATTAATATCATTAAACTTGTTACAGCTTCTTGCGCCACTGTCACGGAATCAGCACCGGCAAACATTTCTGCGTAAATTTCATGGTCAGACACCACACAACCAGCATGTCGTAGAATGCACGCGTACGCTTGTGATATTTTCGCAACCGGAACCTCGCCACCTTGAACGGCGTTGATTATCCGGTTCAGAGAAATGATATCTTCAACTTTAGCAATGAGCTTCATCATTCCATCGGCTTTGATCGTGTAGACTTTTTCGCCGCGCTGTAATTCAATATCGTTAAACATAAATTACGCCGCCGTATAAGTCCAAGCGCCAGAAGATGAAAGTGCCAAAGAAAACTTCACAGCATCATTATGCGTTCCGTTCTCTTCGTACGATGTTAAATTGAAATTGCCTGTTATAGTGTCGCCATTCGGGAATTCAATAGACCAATCGCTAGCTTGAGTAGTACCACCAGAATTTAATGATAGCGCTCTGAGTGTAGTGTTTTTCGTCACACCATCGCCAGATATATCAAGCGTTTCAATACCTGGCGAACTCAACAACGTTCTATACCCTGAATCGTCATCGCTTGTAATGTCGATAGCCTCACCAGCGTATGAGATAGCTTTGGTCTGAATCCCGGCAATAGCTACGCCGCCTTTTTTTAATACTAATGAACGCCCTTTACCTGCTGCCATTTTCTAAGCCTCTAGCCTGATTAAGAATTTTGAGACGCCGTGCCGGGTTATCCCGTCTGAGTCTACGAATGAATCTGAACTATCAAAAAGAACATCTAATAATGTGTAGGTTTTTAAATTTAATGTTTGTCTATTAAGCGCGTCATAAATAGCGCCTTGAATTAATTTTAATTCTTTTTTGCCGCCATGCCGTGACCATGTGTGGATGGTTGCAATGGTTTCGAAGCCTGTTTCTGTATCGGTATCCCAAGCAATATGGCTATCATCGCCAACAGTTATGAACGGAAATAACGAACTATCCTCGCTCATAGCTTCTTGCGGAACATCGTCATATATTCCAACAATTAAATCATTGAGAGCAACATTGCTGGAAAGTTTAGATAACAGCGCTTCCTGTAGTTCCCATTCCGCGCTCATCTAGAAGCATCCCTTAATTTTTTCTCGATGCGCCTTAAAAACTCAGCCTTTATTTCGGTTTCAGTCGTCGCCTTTGCCCGCATTTTAGGAGGCTCCACAAAATTAACTGCCTGCGTTTTCAATGTTCCATACTCAACAAAATGCCAATACCATGCATCGTATTTTGCGCTTTTTCCTTCAGTTATCTGAACGTCAGAAACAAATCTATTATTTTTAGAGCGCCTCCGTTTTGCGCCTATGGCATTTTTCAAAACGCCCTTTTTTCTAACCGACTTACCTTTTTTGTTAACCTCATCAAATTCAGTTAACACAGGCGCGGCTGATTTTATTTCTTTCGCTGTTTTGCTTGCTTGAGCGTGGATAGATTGACGAATTACGTTAATAGTTTCTTTTTCACCTATCCGCCTAAACTGTTCTATCAATTCATTTATGCCGGTGATTTGTATTCCTGCGCTCATATCGCTACCCCTTGGTCGGCCTCAATTTCCATATATAACGGCCTATCTGATAAATCCCGAACAAACCTGATATTGAATTTTCGACCGTTCCAAAGGATTATATTTTTCTCAGAAATATCTGAACGATTTCTTATTGTGAACAGGTAGCCCGCCTCAGCTTCAACACGTTCACCCGCGCCAATTCGTTCTCGACCTTTCAGCGCTCTAACACTAGCCCAAACAGTATGGACACCAGGAATATTAACCCACGCAATAGACGCGCCGCCACCCTCATCAGGTGTGCGGCTTTTATATTGAAACGTTATGCGCTGATCAAGTTTGCCTGGATTCATTAAACTTGATTTCCGCTAGCATAAATGTGGATTGTCATGGTGTCAGCATCTTTGCCAACACCGAGAATCGTAACATAATCGCCACTAGCCAAATCAGCTTCAGGCGCAATCCCGCCAGCCGTTCCGCTTAAAACATAAATCTCGCCCGCCGTGATTATAGAACCCATATCTAAATCGCCTGTAGTAGCGTATGAGCATGGCTGTCCTGCTGCTACGTTCGCAAGTGATATCCCGGTAGCCGCCGCTGTTGTTGCTGAAGCATCGCAATCAGCTAACTGTAGTAAATCGCTAGCATCAACATATACGGATTGACCGGCAGTGATTGCAGCGCCTGCAATTTTTGTTAAACGCTTTGTGCTTGAGGTTGGCTGAACACTAGCAGCCGTGATAGTTAAATCAACCATTGTTATTCTCCGAAATTAAATAACGTATAGGGGAAAAGTGCATTCTTTGCGGCATCAGGAATGCCAGACATTGATTCTCTGTGTTCGAATAATTGGGCAGCGATATATGCTATACCGTGCCGAATTGTCTGCGGTACATCGTTTCTACTATCGCCATAACCACAATCGAACTCAATCGTAATTGAATTGTATTTGCTGTAAGTCGCTGGCCATGAATAGCCCTGCGCGGGCCTTACTCTGCCGAGGGTAGAAAATGTATCTACCTCGTAATTAGCGCTAGACAACGTTTGTTGTGAATTGTTTTCATCGTAATATTTTATTGAGTTGACTGCCTGCAATTCACCAAACGGGATAAAAATCTCGTCGCTGAACCTATCTAAGTGCATGTTCCATGTTTGCGTAATGAATTTTCTACAAGTGTAGTTCTCTGCCCATTCCCTAGCCGTCACAATAGAAATATCTAGATAGGCATCTTCATCTATAGAATCAACGCGAAGCTGGGTTTTAACCTCGTCAACCATCACCGGTTCAATGGTTGGCGCGGCAACCTGTTTTAATTTCATATCATGCACTCAAATAAACCGGGCATTTTCAGCCCGGTATTTTCACTTAAACGATTTCATCTACAGTTGTGATATCAGTAGCAGGCTGATAACGAGCATCAAACCCGAAAATAGCCGCATCTAGATCACTAGCCGCAGTTGCTACAGTTACAGTAATTCGCACATAATCAAAACCGTTAGCAACGTCCAGTTCATCAGCGCGGCAATTAATAATCGCCTGCTTGTCTGAATCGGTGCCAGCCTCAGTTAATTGAGTAATAGATTTTCCTGTAATGTCTTTTAGACCAGTCGCTGAATCGTCCTGAGCCTGCTCAAGTTTGGCGTCGACCGTGCTTGAGGTGGCCATTGTGCCGACTTTCAAAACAGCCATGATGTTTTCGTAGGTACCCATGTGCACCCAGCCACTTGAATAAGCCGCAGCCGTGTACGCATCAGGATCAATTACCGCAGCAAGTACAGCGCGGTCGCTAGGGATAATATTGTTGTTCATAATCTTTTAACCTCGATTTTTAAAAAAAGGGGGCGATTAAACCCCCGATTTATTACGCGCGTACGGCTAGTGTAATGTAGTGTGAGCGGGTTTTTGATCCGTTGGCAGGCGATACAGCGGCGGACAAGTAAGGCTGGCCACCGAGACGGAATGTCCACTTAAACGCCTGTATGTCGTAATCAAAATATAGGTGCATAGATGAACCAAACTTAATACCGCCACTCTTAACCGGTAAGTAATAGCCTTTAGGATCCACAAGGATAATATCACCCTCAGTGCCAAGCGTTTTACATTGATCGCTGAATATGATGGGTCGCCCAAACAGATAACCACCTGGAGCTCCTTGGAAACCGTTTGCGGGCGGTGTCCAAATTGGTTGATTGCCAAGGACCATCACCATTAACTGCGGCAACACATCTTGATTAACAACCCAAACAGAACCGCCTGGATTCAAAGACCGGCTAAACATCTTAGCGACGTTAGCAGCGACAACAGTGGCCGCGACTTGGCTTGTCTCTTTTGCTACCGATACGCGAGAAGAGGCAACCGAAAACCCTAGCGGTTGGCCTGCGCCTGTACCGTAATGGATCGCGTTGTTGGCTTTCCAATTAATCGCCCGTGCTGCGCCTTTTGTTAGTCTGCTGTTTAGCCTCGGGGCATCTTCAAGAAGTTCCTCAGTAGCAGTCACGAAAGCGTGTAGCTTGTGCAGTTTGATTTCACGGCCATCAGTATCTAATCGAGATGCTGTAAACTGATTTCCTTCAGCCCCCCAATAGGCTTGAATTCCGGTTGAACCCCAAGGGGTAGTCTCATCAGCAAGGAATTGAACGCTGTTAGAGTTGGTAGGCTCACTATCAACCATTGACAATAAATCAGGCTCATTAAATACAAGTTCGGAAACTTCATTTCTGAATTGTGCTGGTACCTGATAACCATCTGATGAAGATGTTTCGCGATGAAAGTTTGTTGGTGCGCCTAAAACTCTCAAACGATCATCAATTGTTGCCGAAGGTGATACGGCGTTCATCACCGCTAAACTGAATTCTCCAATGCCGCTAAAGCCAGCCGTTGGGTCGTCTGCGCGATTGTCTTTTACATCAATTTTGATATTAGCCACGCCAGTTTTTCGGCCAGTGCCTTTTACATCAGCTTTGCTTTCGTTTTCGAAACGCTCAATACGCTCGATACTACCGCGAACAGTGGTTGCTTCGGCCTCGAGTGCGTCGAAAGTTGTTTGCGTTGCTTCGGTCAATCCAGTGTCAATTAAGCCCTGCATCTCAGCTTTAATTTCAGCCAGCCGGGCAATAAGTTCATCAAGTTTCATTTTTAATACCTCAGTTTTAATTTTTACTTACAAGTGAAATCACCCGGCCAGCGAGTAATTCCGCACCATTCAGCAATGACTAAGCGTTGCTGTTCGGTGTTAAATCGAAAGGAGTCTTAGGCGGGCTTGCGCTGTTCGCCTATTTAATTGTGTTGGCTGTACAATTGTTGCCAGCGTTTCGTCTAACGTTTGAATGCCATCAATTAGGCCTGAATCTAATGGTTCCTCATCAGCGAAAAATACGCGCCCATCAGCCAACGATTCCAACGTTTTACGATTCATCCCGCGCCCGGTTTCAACAGTTGCGAGAAAATCACTAAAATATCCGTCAGCAATACGTTGAAATTCTGCTTTTTGTTCGTCAGTGATTTTTAAACCCATAGCGCCCGCTGATTTGTGTTCGCCTGTATCAATAGCCACCGCCTCGATACCCTCACGGTTAAACATTTCTGAATAATCGTATAGCATTATCCTGGTGCCAATTGAGCCTATTAAATCGCGCCGACCTGCATAAATTGCTGATGCGTTTGCCGCTGCATATAGAGCCGCGCTGGCCATCATTCCGTCAACCTGCACATAAATCGGTTTCACATCATTTACAGCGCGAACAACATCAGCCAGTTCTGATAAACCGTCAACCGAACCGCCTGGGGAATCAATAACCCAAACAATCTGTTCTATATCGCTATCAGCCGCAGCCGCTTTCAGTGCATTTGCTGTATCTCGTGTTCCAGCAAATCCGTAATACGACCAGAACCCCGCATCTTTAATCATTGCGCCTTTCATTTGCACAATTGCAGTATTCCCACTTTTCTGAACTGGAACACCTGATCTTTGAATATCCTCGATGGGGCCAGCGTGAACACGTTTAACAGCCTCACAAACCGCCATCATTGAACTTGAGTTGATTGCCCAGCACTGGTTAAAAAACTGGTTAAACATGGCTTTTAGCCTCTTTAATTAAATGGTTTGTCAGGTCACGCGCTAGGTTTTCAGCCTTTCGTGCATCCCAACTGCATAAAAGCGCATTTAACCGCTCCGATTCGATAGCATTCTGCAATTGATCTGCACTTTTTGAAACATAATCTCCAAAAAATTGAGTTAATGCGCTATCTATATGCAATGGTTTAGTGTTGAGCTGTTCAAATACTAATGAAGCAACACGCGAAAACCCATCAACTAAAGACCGGGCGTGACCTATATAAAAATCTTGCAGATATATTCTATAGTCTGTTTTCTCGTGCGCCTTTGCCACGCGCTTTAATTCGAGTTTACAGAAGCGTTGAGCGGTTTCGAGCATCAACCCATTGACGCTATTAGAAACGCCTGAGCCTTGCTTTATGTCTCCAGAAACCATTCTTTCGGGGGTGGTCATGTTCATCGGCACCATGCGAAGCCCACCAACATCACCCCCTAATAAATCTTGATCCTCTAAATCTCTAATTTCATCAATTGAGAGCGCACCTAACGCGGCTAGCGTTTTATAATATTCAGAACGGGCCTTGGAATCTCCGCGCATCAATCCTTTTACGTTAATCTTGTTGTAGTATCGCCCGTAGTCGGATTCTCTCAACAAACTAAAGTCGGCCTGAGTTTCGATTCTAGATACCCAAGGCAGAATAGAATCCGTCACAAATTCTATGTTCTGGGACTCTATGTTTGTATGCGTGGATCGCTCCAAATCTGCCAATTTGTGCGGAGGAATGCGGAACCATCTAGCTATTTCTGTTATCTGGAATTTTCGTGTCTCCAAAAACTGCGCATCGCTTGGAGGAATACCCAAAACTTCAACCTCTAAGCCCGCGTCTAAATATTCTGTTCTTCTAGCGTTCTTCGCGCCTTTGTTTTTCTTGTTCCACGTTGAGAGCAGGTTTTTTACGCCCTCTCCGCTTAATTTCGCACCGCCACCGTTTTTAATGACAGTAGCCGGAATAGCACCATTCCCAAAAAATGCCGCACCAAACGCTTCAGAAGCCAAACCTAATCCGATTGATTCCCGCGACATTTCTATAACAGAATAACCGTTTATCCCATCGCGACTAGGGCCACGAACATGGAAAATGTCTTTTGGCTGAATGACAGTGTTTCCCGCCATTTCGTTCGATATTTCGTAAACCAATCGGCCATTATTATCTCGATCACGATTAACGCGACTAGCATCAATGGGCCATAAATTTACTATGTCGCCAATTCTATTGCGTTCAATCTCTGCGTGAAAGTTACCCCACGTTAACGCCTGTGAGATTATCAATTCTTTGAATTGGAACGCCGACATTTCGGAATTTGGACTTCTATAAACTATCCGGTCTAACGGGTTGTCAGTAGCTACATTTTTTTTAGAACCTGAGTTCATTACATGCCAAGGCAGGTAGGAAACCGTCTCGGAAATTATTTTCACACACGCCCAGAACGCCGAATATGTGAACGCGGTTTGATCGTCAACTTTCATTCCCGAAACCGGCATAAATGATAGGAACCCGCCGCCGCCCCGGTTTTCTGGTACCGTTTGCCGCTTTGCATCAAAATTGAAAAACATATTAGTTCCTGTTATACGCCATGAGAACGGCAACTACCGTTAGATATGCCCCGGCAATAATCAATGCCACCCCCACCTCATACGTTAAATATGCGCCAGCGCACACCAGAACAAACCCAATGGTCAGAATTATTTCAGGCATCAAAGCGCCATCCTGTTATAGATCGAATCAGAAACAAGCTCTGATGTAACCGCTCTACCGATAGCCATAGCTAACGCCACCATCCCGTCAATTCGCGCGGTTGATTTCGATTTATCTATTTTTCTGTTCCCCGCTGGGTCTTTAATTACCACTGCGTTAGTAGCACACATATTTAAAACCGGGTGACCGTCATGTATCAGCCTGCCCTGTAGAATTTCAGTCTCAAATGAATCAAGAGCGGGTGACATATCTTTAAACCCCTGTCCGAATGGAACAAGCGGCAAATCAAGGCCAAGATTTGATAATTCTTTTTTAAGCACATCTATGCGCCACCTATCAAAAGCGATTTCTTGAACATTACCCTCATCACATAATGCCCCTAATCGTTCGGCTATTACCGAGTAATCAACTGATGATCCTGGGGTCAATGTGATAAATTCATTTTTTGCCCAAACATCATAGGGCGCTCTATCTCGTTTTGCCCTGTCTGAAACGCCTTCCTTCGGCGCAAAGAACTCAACCCTGCTGTGATACACCCCAGCATCATCTTGGGCTACCATCGCCAGCGCGGTTAAATCATTCCTCGCTGATAGATCAAGCCCAATATAAACCGGGTTATCTAGAAACAATTCGTAATCAACATTACCCTTGCATTTCTCCCAACTTGACCGGGAAACAAACGGGCTGAATATTGAAACGCGCTGATTGAGACATAGATTCCTAAATGTGTTTTCCGCACTTGGCATCCGCGAAGCTTGTTTGGCCTGCTCTTGCAAATCGCCCAAACTTCGAAATGTATTTAGCGCTGGATTGGCCGCTTTCCATGCTCCTTCATCCAACACATCCGCGTCATTTGCCGCAGCGTATAAATGGCAAATCGTTTTCGGGTCTTTGGAATTCTGTGCATCGTCAATCCAGATACTCAACAAATCAGCATCAGTCGGGGCTTGCGTGCTGATCGTTATTAATAATGGGTCTTCATGTGCACCCTGACTTGTTGTGATCGCATCAACAAAGTCATCTTGTGGGCCTTTCACTTGCCCGACTTCATCAAGTATCGCTAGCACCGGGCTAAGCCCGTGCGCTGTTGTTCCATCCGCTGCTAACGCTCTAAATTCAACGTTCATCGGCAACCCAATCAGCCGCTTTGTGCTCGGAACTATCTTCGTAATGGCGCGTAGGTCTTCGTTCAAATTAACCATTTTACAAGCCAACGCGAACACCAACCCGGCTTGATCCTTTGACCTTGCGCCGCTAACAATTTGAGAATTCTGTTTTGCCTCGGGGCCAACTAAATGCGCTAATAACAAAGCCGCAATTAACCCCGTTTTCCCATTCTTCCGAGCAATCGACAATATCCCGCGACGTGTTCCGTGCGGATTGTCGTAAACATCGAGGATAAATTTTTTCTGAAACGCATCTAAAACGAGCGGCTTACCAACCAACTTTCCTTCTGGTACTTTGCAGTAACGCTCAATGAACGCTATAACTTTTTCGCCGCGTGTCATTAATGCGCCGTAGGTTTAGCTAACAAATCATCAGATTGAACAACCTCAACACCTGCGCGCGCTTGTTGTTCTGCGCCTGTTTGCTTGGCCCGGTCTTTCGCCTGCATGTTCGCCTCGGCATGAACATGGATCATGCGAGACAATGCAACCGCACGACGTGATAGCGTTTCCATCAGCGTGTGTTTCGGATTAATTATCTGAGTACCACGAGCATTTATAACAATGTCGCCCTCTTCAGTAATCTCCAAATGAATCCGCTCGATATCAGATTTACACCGCGCCAAATTTGCAGCAACTTCTAAATCTGAATCAGTCCAACTATTATACGCGCGCGCGCGTACGATAGACTCCCAGAACGGTTTATCACTTTCACGTAACGTTACATGAGGTGGCGGTAATAATTCTTTTGACGCATTGCTGAACGCGTCTAGAGCGCCTTTAACGGTATCTGACTTGGACATATACACCTTGGATTATTTAGGACAAGCAAAAAAAGAAGGC